ACTAACGCTAAACTTGCTAGCGGAGCGGTTGACACAACCAAAATGAGTGGTGCTACTGTTGTCACTAACAGTGAGCATAGTGCTGCAACTACTAACGATACTAGTTTCTTTACAACCTCTGCATCTGATGCACGTTATTTTCGCCAAGACAGTTCTGAAACTATTGAAAGTGGTGACACTTGGAGCAGTAATGATGCTCGTATTGCAACCACTGCAGCTATTGATGCACGTGTTATTGACCTAGTAGATGATGTTGGTGGTTTCGTACCGATTGCTAGTGAAACCAGTTTCCCGACTTCTAACCCTGATGTCAACAATGGTGCTGGCACTCTGATCAGTATTAAGGAGATTGGTACTAGCCGTACTCCGTCTAGCGGTACTGTCACCATTGCTAATGGGTCTGGCTCTAACACCGTTACGATTACTGGCTGTGGTACTACTGTTCTGTCTGCTGGATTCGGTGCAATCGTAGAAACTACCTCTACGCTGCATACCTACACATTCCATCGCCTGACTCCTAAAGCTACTGAAGTTACTACTGTTGCTGGTATTTCTAGCAACGTAACTACGGTTGCTGGTGTTAGTTCTGATGTCACAACTGTTGCAGGAATCAGTTCTGACGTAACGACAGTTGCGGGAATCAGTTCTGATGTAACTGCAGTTGCAGGGAGGGCTACTGAAATTGGTCGCCTTGGTACTGCTGATGCTGTTGCCGATATGAATACCCTTGGAACAGCCGACGTTGTTGCAGACCTAAATACACTTGGTACTGCCGATGTTGTGTCTGACATGAACACACTGGCTACGTCCAGTAATGTCACGGCAATGAGCAACTGCTCAGACGACATCAGTAACATCAATACTGTTTCAGGCTCTATTAGCAATGTTAACACTGTTGCAGGTTCTATTAGTAACGTAAACACCGTTGCTTCCAACATGAGCGGTGTAAACGACTTTGCTGCTCGTTATCGCGTTAGTGCATCCGCACCCACCACGTCCTTGGACGACGGTGACCTGTGGTTTGATACTACTAACGACACGCTCAAAGTCTACGATGCGTCTTCTAGTGCCTGGATTGCTGGTGTAACTGCGACCAGTGGTTTTGTCACCACGTCTGGTGCAACCATGACGGGTCAGCTCAATACCATTACTCCGACTTCTGGTGATAATGCGACCAACAAAACGTACGTTGATGGTACGATCGACTCTAAGATCGACTCAGCCCTGACTGGCGATGTTGTTGGTGGTACTGGTATTACTGTTAGCGATAACACTCCTGCTAGCGGTCAGATTACTGTTGCTGTTACTGCCGGTTCTATTGGCGCTACACAACTTGCTAGTACTGCTGTTACAGCTGGTACTTATGGTGCAAGCCAGAGCGGTGTGCCGTCGTTTACTGTTGATGCTGACGGCCGTCTAACTGCTGCTAGCACGGACACTAGCCCGTCGTTTAGTGGGAACGTTACGACAACCGCAGGTTTCTTCGCAAACCCAACTTCCGACAAAGGTTTTCAGATTCGTGAGTCTCCTTATAGCTCAAACGATGCCACTGTAACCCTTTTTACTGATGGTTCTGCGACGTTTGAAGGCAACGTTACCCTGAATGCCAACCTTGACATGCAGGACAACGACAAGATTTTGTTAGGAGCTGGTGATGACCTAGAGATTTACCATGATGGAACTAATAGTTACATAGACAATAATACAAACTCCGTATTTATTAGAAGTAATGTAGATGATGATGATGGTGGAAATATCTTCATTCAAGCAAAATCTGGCGAAAATTCTATTTTATGTAATGATGATGGTGCTGTACAGATTTATTATGACAATTCAGAAAAACTTGCAACCAAATCAGACGGTATCGACGTAACTGGCGAGGTTCAATGCGACAGCCTGGATGTTGATGGGTCTGCTGATATTTCAAGTGATTTAGTCCTCAGGGGTGAACTCAACCTGATGGGCGATTCTGATGCCAACAAATTTATCGATGCCAGACTTGGATCAGGTACATTAAACATTCGTGGTACTTCCGGCGGTGACGCTAATCACGAAACTATGGCGCAGTTTACTCGTAATGGTGCTGTCAGTCTTTATCACGACAACTCCAAAAAGTTTGAAACCACTAGCGCTGGAGCAACTGTAACTGGCACTCTTACGGTCAATACCCCAACTGCAGATAGTCATGCAGCTACTAAAGCTTATGTAGATAACAATGCTGGTGGTGGTGGAACCCTTACTGCAACAGCTTCTGGAGCATTGACTAATGGAGCTACAGTAATTGTTAACTCTGATGGTACTGTTTCTGTTGTTAGCGGTACTGTTACTAGCACCGGTTTAGGTACAGAAGCTGCTTTTGAAAGTGGTAATACGGAAGATATTGCTGCTGTTTATTGCCCTGACGCCGATAAAGTTGTTGTTGCATATAAAGACGTAGGTGACAGTAATAAGGGTAAGGCTGTGCTTGGAACTATTTCTAGCGGTAACATTACTTTTGGCTCGCCGGTAGAATTTGATTCCGGAGCTGGCGGAATTAGCATGGCTTATGATGAACTTGCCGATAGAGTTGTTATTCATTATAAAGACACTGCTAATTCAGACAAGATGACTCTTGTGGTTGGAAACCCCAATGGTTCAAACATTACATTTGGATCACCCAATACCTATTATAATGCCACTGGCGGTGGTAATAGAACTGGAATGGTTTACGATTCAAATGCTCAACGTTGTTTTGGATGTTGGGCTAATGGCACTGCAGAAACAAGAGGCATTGTAGTTAAAACAGATTCTAATTCAGTCAGCGTATCTGGCACTGAGCAAGTTGTTAGTGGTACTGGTGTCTGGTTGTCAACAGCATTTGATGCAAGCGTTAACAAAATCGTTATTGCTTATCAAGATGATGATGATAATGACAGAGGTCATATTGTTATTTGCACAGTTACAGCATCAGATAGTAATGGTTCAATGTCATTTGGCGGTGAAACAGAATTTGAAAGTGGGACTACAACCTACATCGCTGCAGCTTATGATGCAAATGCACAAAAAACAGTTATTGCTTATGTAGACGCTAGCGACAGTAATAAAGGCAAGGCACTTGCTGTAAGTGTAAACAGCAGTAGTGTTGTAACTAAAGATACTATTGGAGAATTTGAGGCTGGATCAACTGCACATGTTTCAGCAGCTTACAATCCAGATGATCAAAATGTAACTATTTTTTATAGAGACAGCGATAACTCAAACAGATTGCAGTCCGTTGAAGCTACAGTGAATGGATCTAATTTAGATTTTGGTACTGCTGTTCAGTTGACTACTGATGCAGGTGACCAAACTGCACTTTGCTATAGCACTACAGATGATGTTTTTGTTGCAGCATTCCGTGATGGTGGTAATAGCAACCAAGGTACTGGCGCAACCCTTTCCATGGGTGCAACGAGCACAAACCTTACTGCAGAAAATTATATTGGCATTTCGGATGGAGCTTATGCAAATGGTGCTACTGCAACCATTCAAATTGTTGGTTCCGTCGATGATGCACAGTCAAGTTTAACGCCTGGACAAGCTTATTATGTCCAACTTGACGGTACATTAGGAACAACACCAGCTTCTACATCCGTCTTTGCTGGAACTGCTGTTTCTGCAACTCAATTAATTGTTAAAGGTTAATTTATTTTAGATGTAATTTATGAAAACTCTTGTTGAAAATAGTACAAACATGGCTCTTTATTTATTTGCAGATTCTGAGCATGTAACTTTGGGTGCTGAAAAAGTTTCTATCGGAGATCCTGAAAGGAAAATTATTTCTTTCGCAAATTCAAGCGACCATACTTTGTTTGAAAACGTGGCAGAGCCTGAAGACTTTTGGAGTCACAAGTATCTTTATACGGAAAGCAACGGTTGGGAACTTAACCCTTCGTTTGTTGACCCTCGTTAATTTACTAACTATCAATTATGATCACCCTTATCCGTCCAATTCTTTTTTCGTTTCTTAACTCTGAAAAAGTTAAGCGTCTTATCGTTGACCTTTTGACGAAACTTGCTGAACAAAGCGACAACACTGTTGATGATGAAGCAGTAAAATTTATCGAACGCGGATTGTTCGGTGGACCCCTGGATTAATCCACCGTCGTTTCCTTCTCTAACGCTTCCAGAAGCGCCTGTAATGCCTGAAGCGGTGTTAGAGGTACCAAGGGCTCAGTTACCTAGTTACAAGCCCCTTGTAGTCCCTCCTAACACCCTCAGGCCACCACCAGGTATTGAGGGGGTTAACACGGAGGACGAAGCTCCTAAAAAGGATGCTGAAACAAAACCAGCTAAAACGTCATTACCACCTGAAGCACAGATAGTAGAAATTCCGTTTACGGACATTGAGGTTCCTATGCCTACAACTACTATCATGACAACTGCAGCTACAACAGCATTTATTAGTGTTGCTGCCACCCTAACTGCTACGTCTTTGTTCAAATACATTGTGATGCTACTTAAACCAGTATTCAAGCAAACATGGAGCAAGTTAACAAAAAAGAAGGAACAAAAAGTTTCTTAGATAAAGTAAAGGAAAACACTGAGGATGAATTGCAAATCCTTGGTACTTTTGTCCGTCTAGGCGTTGTCGTATGGAGTGGTTTTATTATCACACTTAATTACGTTGATCTTCCTATGATTAAAAAAGGACAAAGCGGTGGCGACATAACATTCGTAGCTAGTGTTTTTACAGGAGCGCTTGCTACATTCGGATTAACCACATCAAACACCAAAACAAACCCTAAACCTCCTGAATCTAAAAAGAAAGAAGAATGAAACGTCTTATTTTGTTGTTGATGCTGGCTAGCCCTGCTGCTGCCCAGCAAGTTACACCTAATTTTACACAGGGTAGTATGCAATCCACCACGACTACTACTGTAGACATCGATCGTACGATTGAAACAAATATCTATGGTGGTGATTACAAGTCATGGTCTGGAACCAACGTAGTCCCCAGTGGGGATATCTTGAACGATTCTACAACTTATTCAGTACACACAGCCGGAGATCAGTTTCAATTAGAGACTGTGGTACGGGATGCAGGGGTAGTAGAAAACATCGTAGTCGAAGAAGTAATCGAATCAACTTCTACCACTACCTCGCTATCGGTCTTCTCTCAATAAACCCAGCATTTGCTAATAACGACCCTAAAGTTCAAAATACATCTAACCCAGTAGCTGCGGCTACAGGTAATGTAACAAACCAAGCCGTACAATTCCAAAACAATGGAGCACCATCTCGGCAATACTTCGCATCTAACAGCAGCTGTAACGGCGCTACGATGCAATTTAGCCCGTTTTACATGGGCAACGACACCATTCCTTTTGAAAATACTGGTTACGTTAGGAGTAACAACTTTGGTGCACAGCTCAATTTTAGTGTACCTTTGGATGGTGGAATGATAGAGCTATGTAAAAGCATAGCCAAAAAACACGAAGAAAAAATGCGTCTTGACTATGAACTTGTGAGGGCACTCAAATGCACCGAGATTATGAAAGCTGGGTTTATGTTTAGAC